TGACGTGCCGGTGACGCCCAACGTTCCACCAATCGTGGTGTTTGACGATGCCGCCAACGTCGTCACCGACGTGGCCGCCGCGTTCAGCGTTCCAAGCGTTGCCGTGCCGGTGACACCCAACGTACCGCCGACGGACGTGTTGCCCGTAACCGATGCCGAACCAAGTGTTGACGTTCCCGCGTTCAGCGTGCCGAGCGTTGACGTTCCCGTTACACCCAACGTACCGCCAACGGACGTGTTGCCCGTTACCGATGCGGACGAAATGGTCGATGCGCCCAACGTCGTGGTGCCGGCAGACAACCCGCCCAACGTTGACGATCCCGTGACGGACAAATCGTTGGACACCTCCAAATCGGTCACGTCGATGGTTCCGACAATCGTCGTATCGCCATCAACTTGAACGTTGGCGTCGAACACGGCGTTGCCGGTGACGTCCAACGTACCGCCGATTTTACCGCCCGTTGCGGTTTGTTCGAATGGGCCGACCTTTTTGTTTTCAATATCAACAACCATCCCGCCGATTCGGCCGCCGACAATATCGTTTGGCGATACGCCCGACGTCGTAGCGGAATTAAGCGTTGAACGTTCAACCAAATCATCGACGGGATCAATCGCAGAAACGGACGCACGAATGGTTTGGATTTTGTACCACGTGCCGTTCCATTCGTCGTTGTTCGCCGTGTATGTTCCCGACGTCATCAAATACGCGTCGGAATCGAACACAATGCGTTGGCCGAAATCGAACGCGTATATTGCGTTTCCGTTATATTGTTCGATCGGGCGTACGTGCAACGCCAGCGTTTCGTTCGACAACAACTTCAAAATCGGCAACGCCGTTCCGCTGGAACCTTTGCGCCAATCTTGTGTACCAATCCACGCCGAACCATTGTACGCGGCCAAGTGTCCCGATTGCAATGGGCCGTCCGCGATCACTACGTCGCCCAAATCAATTGTCAATCGTGAATCAATGCCCGCCTCGGCGTTGACCGACGAGAACGTCGCACCCGGCGCGTTGGTTGCGCCGTCGGTGCTGATGTCAAACACGAACGTCGTGTCGAACAATACGGGTTGCGACGGCGTATATGCCGAACCATTCGACGAACGGAACACGCCGTGCAATTGCAATTGAAAATCCAATTCGCCGTTGACCGGCATGTCGGGCGTGATTATGCGAACGGGATATTTGACGACGGCGATTCCCGACGTGAAGAATGCGGGCAAATCAAAATAGTATTCACCCGCGGTTGTTGACCACGCCGGTATTCCAAACATTGCGCCACCCGTTGCGACGCCATTGTATGATCGGTTGCAATAATAAAACGTACCCGTTGACGAATCTTTGATGCGGATTCGCATTTTGAACACGGGGAAAATTGGCGCCGTTAGCGATGCGGCGCCAACGATTTTCACGTTGAACTCGGCGGTTCCCATACCAAGTTGAACGCCCGAACCGCCGGCGATGAATCCCGCGGTATATGAATTTGGCGACACGCGGAATCGGAACAAACCGAACGCGTTGAATGGGTTTAGGAACCGCTGAACATAATGGATTTTCGCCGTTTGTGCGGCGGGTAAAAAATTCCAATTGTTTCCCGAACGACGTGCGCCGTACAACGTTTGGTCGAAAACGACGTCGTCGGAAACCAACGTTCGCGAAATTGCCGACGCGGTTTTTGTGTATCGTGAAACGTAACGCGACGACGTGTCGCGGTTGCCGTATTGTTCGAAAACGAATCGACCGCGTTGCATAAAAATGCGCGCGTTGTACAACGTCGCCATTTGACGCAGTATTTCCAACGTTGACGGATATACGACGTTGCCGTCGTCATCGCGTTCGTTGAAATACCGAACGTCGAACGCTTGATTCACGGCGGGGTCAACCGACGTCGAATATGTTTGCGCGTTCGTTTCCCACCAGTCAACTGCCGTTTCAAAGAATACGTCGGACGCACCCCAAAGGTCGGCCGTACCAATGTTCGTCAATGCGTTTTTCAGCACGTCGGTGACGCGCGTCAACTGCAATCCATTGGTTTCGATTATGGTATTCGCCTCGTCATATTCAACGTTCGCCAAACGTCCGATGCCGTCCGTTGCCGTGATTTCATAAATGTATGGCGCGGACGCGTCCTCGACCGAAACGAGGTCTTGCGTCAACCAACCAATCCAAAACAATTGGTATTCCGTGTCACCTTCATTCGTCAACAACGATTGCATCACCAATCCGTTGTCGACGTTGCGCCCCGTGATGGTTTCGGATCGGTACACGACAACGCGGAATCGGTTTTCTTGAAACAATTTCAGCGTGTCGATGAACGTTTCGAACGTGTTGTCCGTAGCGTATGCGCCGAACGTCAAACGTGACGATACGATTGGCGAAACGATGTCGTCGGTTTCACCCTCGTACGTCAGTTCGAAACCGCGTGAATCGACGTTGAATGTCGTCGACGCGGCCAACCATTGCGTGTCGTGGATTTCAATTTTGTATTGATCCCCTTGGTCGGATTTAAACTCGGAATAAAGACGAACGGCCATTTGTTTTGTTTAATTAGAAACCACGATACCGCGAACGTTCGCGCTGGGCGCGTTCGCTTGAAATCAAAATATCGGAACCTTGAATGCGTCCCGTCACGACGACGTTTTGTCCGCCGAAACCGCCCATCATCCCTTCGAGTTTATCCAACGGAATGACGGCTTCGGGGCCACGTCCCTCACCAATCATTGCGAGGGTTGGGCCGGTAGCGATGCCGCCCTCGGCGAGCATTGGAATACCGCCGCCGCCTTGGATTGATTCGGCACGCTTCGCCAATGACGTTTTGATGCCCGACGCCAGCGCGATCAGCGCGATACCGCCAGCGATTGCAACGGCGGGGTTCAGCGTTTTGAGCGCCACTTTGATACCCATCAACGCGATACCGGTTTGCACGGCCATTTCACCGACTTGCTGAAGCAGTCCCGCCAACGTCATCAACGCGAATTGCCCGAAGTTCTTGAACCCTTCGCCGCCCGCCAATGCCGAACCAAGCATTTCACCGATTCCGATCGCGAACGACGTTGCGGCGCTTGTGATTGAATCGGAAATGTTTTTGCTCATTTCTTGCGCCGCCAACGACAATTGTGCAAAATTTTTCGGCAACTTGGTGAACACCTCGGGTTCGACGATGTCATCCATATCGACGGGTTCCATCGTCGGCAAAAACTGAATGTCGGTACGCAATTGATCTTCAACCTCGCGTTGCGTTTCCGAAGCGTATTGCTTCATCAACGACATTTGGTTTTCGAGCATTTGGTTGAAACCCTCGTATTTTTTGCGAAGTTCCTCGGCCTCTTTTTTCAGTTCTTCGGCCGATTTTTTGGCGACGTTCATCGAACCCGCCGCTTGCAAATTCGCGTCGGCGAAACCCTCGGCAGCAACTTGCGGGTCGGACGCGGGCGATCCCGTGCCGGTTCCGAACATTGCGGCGACGTCGCGCTTGACCTCTTTGGCGACTTGCGAAATGGATTTCAATTTTGGTACGGCCTCCAATTCAAGTTTGTCGAACAACTGAATTTTGATGGAATCCATACCAAGCGTGTCGGCGATTGCGTTGAATACGCCGATCCATTTGTTCAAATACCCAATCGATAGGTTGACGAACATTTTGACGGCATTCAACGCCATCGCTTTGAACGCTTCGAAATTATACCCGACGTAAATCGCAATCGCACCCAACGCCGCCATTGCGGCAATCACAACACCGATTGGGCCGATTAACATTCGCAACCCTTGAACGGCGATGAACCGCAACGCCGTTCCGATTTTCGTGAGGTACGGCAGCATCGCGATGAAGTTGCGTTGCAGCAATCCGAACGTGAACAACAACGGCCCAAGCGCCGCAACCAATCCCGCAATGACCAGCGTCAAAACTTTGATTGGGCCGGGCGCGGAATTTATCAACAACAAAAAATCCGTGATTTTATTCACCAACGGAACCAATGCAACGGCAATCAATTCGCCCGCGGAAATCATCACCGCCTCGAATGCGGATTCGAGGTTTTTGAATGCGCCTTGCGCGGTTGCGCCCATCGTTTCGGCCATCGACTTTGCGGCGCCGTCGGCGTTTTTGAATGATTCCGTCAGCGGGTCGATTTGACCGGCGCCCTTTGACAATACCAACAACGCCGATTGCGCGGTGCGTCCGACCTCTTCGTTCGCATCCGAAAATGTCATTCCCGACGCGGCGAGTTGCTTCAATTTTTCAGTCAATGGTTGCGAACCGCCAGCGAGGTCGCCAATAATTTTCCGCAATGCGGTACCAGCCATCGAACCTTTGATGCCCGCGTTCGACAACACGGCAAGCATCGCGGACGTTTCCTCTAATGAAATTCCCGCAGACGCCGCAACCGGGCCAACGTATTTCATTGAATCGGCAAACGTCGACAAATCCAATGCCGATTTGTTGAACGATTCCGCCATCACGTCGGCGACGTGCGTGGTTTGCGATGCGTCCAAACCAAATGCGCGGATCGTTGAACCAGCGATTTCCGCAGAACGCGCCAAATCTTCGCCCGACGCTTGCGCCAAATACAACGTGGCCTCGGTTACCTTTTCAATTTCGGCGGCCGAAAAACCCAAACGTGCGAATTCGGTTTGCAGCGCGCCAACCTCTTTGGCGGTGAAAATCGTGGTTCCGCCCAATTCTTTGGCGTTGTCCGACAACCGCTTGAGTTCCTCGGCCGAGGCGCCCGAAACGGCCTTCAATTCGGCCATTTGTTGCTCGAACGCTTGAAACGTATTAACGGCAACGGCACCCAACGCGGTGATGGGTGCCGTTAATTGGAACGTGAGTTTTTTGCCGGTCGCTTGCATTTGCCGTCCGGCTTTGTCGAGCGCCCGTTCGGCTTTGTTCAACCCCGCAACCAATGGTGCGATGTTGGCGAAAAAACTTAAGTTTATGGACGATAAATTCATTTCGAACCAAATTTTTGATTGTGTGCCGCAAGCACCTCACCACGTGACCAAACGTGATTCGGGCTTTGCCGTTTATTTTCCCACGGGAACCGAATCAAATCGGTCGGCGACAATCGCTTTTTCGTATGTGGCGCAATCGTCACCGACGCAATCCACCGCGCTCGTTCCCAATCTGCGCGGTATTGCCGTTCTACCTTTTCCGAAAATCCCCGCGACGTGTTTGAAAACTCGCGCGGGGTCATATCGTAGAACTCGGACGGCGACAACCCAATTTGACCAAACGCATACGCTTCTAACGAATCCCACGTGGGAACCTCGAAATCAGCGTTGCCGTCGATGCTTTGGCCGCTTACTTTTTTTCGCCTTCGCCGTTGAATTGTCGGCCGAAGATATCGAACGATTTTTCGAGAATCGTTTGATCTTCATCCAGCAAATCGGCGACGTCGTCGATTTCCATTTTGAACGGCATTTTTTCTTTGCGGGCGCCGTCCTTAAATCCGCACCAAACCAAGGTGATGGCTTGGTCGAGGGTGATTTCGTTTTGCAACGAGGTTAGTGCCGCAAGCGGCATACCGGTGACGCGTGTAAATTCACGCAATGCGTTGAACCCGAATCGTACGGGATAGCGCTTTTTGTTTGTTTCGATGTATTCAACCATAAAAAGGAAATAAAGGGGGTCGAAATCGACCCCCAGTTAATTAGGCGTTTGCGGCCTCGGCCAAAACTCCGGTACCTTCGAACGAGAATGAGAACGTGGCGTTGTCCTCCATTCCGGCTTCTTGATCCAGCGAGGTGATAAATCCACGGCCGGAATAAACTTTTTCGCCACTTGCAACGGAACCAAATTTGACGTACAAATTGGTGCGGCCGTTAAGGTAGCCGAAAAGGTCGGAATATCCGTCGGCACTCGTCAGCGAGTACACAACAAGTCCGTCGCCGGACAAAGACCACGAACGTTGACCGCTCAAAAGTTCACGCCATCCGGCTGAATCTTTGGTTGACGTGTCGCGGGTTTCCATTGAAATTGACAACGATGCGTTGGTCATACGTCCAACCTCGTCGTAAGTAACGCCATCCGTGCTGAACTGAATCAGTACGTCCGTCGCATTCATAATAGCAGTAGAAGCGGGCATTTTTTATTGTTTTTTTGGGTTTTTGATTTCGGGTTTCTCGACGGGTTTCTCGGTAACGAGGTACCCGGCGTTTTCTAATTGCTCGGCGGTATGGGCTGGAACCATAACGAATGAACCCGCGAGAATGATGCGTTCGTTCATTACCTCCCAATCTTTGGCCAACTGAATTTTGATCATAGTCGAATGATTCTAAAGGTTAAATCAACTTGCTTGGCGAAGTAACGTTCGTCGTCCGAAAACAAATCCCGTTCGCCTTCAAATTTACAACTTTGGACGGCAACGTCCAAAATAATTTCGCGCATTCGGACAAATGCCGAACGCACATATTCCACACCATTTGCGGTGTCGGAATAGTTTGTTGAAATCAACGTGATCCGCACGTCGACCTCATCAATGTGAGAATCGGAATCTTTGGATCGCGACGGCGTGTTATTGATTACCTCGTAAACGGCGAACGGCGTCGTTTGCGATTGCGCGCCAACGGATGGAAACACACGGCCAGCGAATAACGAATTCAAATTCGAATCGGTCGTGAACTTGGATTTGATTACCTTACCAATCATTGCACCACTTTATTGAATTCTTTTTCGAGGTACACCTTCGCATTGGCGGTGAACTTGGCCAACACCAGCGGCATCGTGCGGGACTTGGCGCGATCGGCAAACCCGCGGTTCGAGCCGGAATAGTTGCCCGATTTGATGTTTCCGTAGTTGATGAAATGCGCGAACCATCCGCCCTTCTCGGGGTCTTTGAATGCGTTTTTCACGCGTGGGCCGACCCAATATGCGGAAAACAAACGGGCTGGGCCATTGGTTTTGGAACGTCCAATACCAATGGAACGCTTCAATGTTCCCGGTTCGATTTCCGCATACAAACCGCCATTGCGGTAAACTTTGATAGTTTCCTTTGAATCGGTGATTTCAGCACGCATCGCGTCGCGCGTTAGGGCCATTGCGTTGCGTTGTAAGACGCCCAAATCGCGGGCGTCGATACTCTTTGCATATTGCGAGAGTTCGTTCAGCACACGCGAAATTTCGCGGTTCAATTCAGCACCATCGATTCCGATGCCGGACGTGTCGCCACCCTTATGAACATACGTGCGCGCCATTAGTCCGACAATTTGGTATGGATTCGCAATGTGTTTTTGCGTTCGTCGCCCGAAATGATTGATTCAATCATATACGTGTTTCCGCGGTAAACGACGCGCATACGTTCGTTTAACCCCGCGCGGTAGCGAATCAAGAACTCAACCATCCGCGTGGCGACAATTTGGTTCGATTGTTCCCCCTCGGCGCCGCGTTTTTCCTCGACCTTCGCCCATACAACCGCCAACGTCGAAAACGATTGGACGCGTTGTCCAAACGTATCAACGGATTCGGTCACGTTTTGAATCGTGATGCGCTGGTCGAAATCGCCCGGATTCATTAGAATGAAAATACGCGGTAGGGATTCCAAAGGTATTCCGCGGCCGTCGGCAAACGCTTGACCGAATCGGTGCGGTTTTCGTACATATCGCCGATGACCAGCAACATTCCGTGTTTCAACGGCGCCGGTACGGCGGCGGCATTAGCATATCCCGCAACGTAGCGAATGAACACCGCGTTGAT